CCATCAACCAAGGTAGGTTCTGTGATCGTTAATGAGCATAAACAAGTGCTCAGTATGGGGTACAATGGATTCCCACGTAATGTTGAAGACTCTGTTGAAAGATACGCAGACCGACGTACTAAGTACCTTTTTGTTGCTCACGCGGAACGTAATGCTCTTGATAATGCTTTTGTGGACGTCCGCGGAGCAACTCTTTATTCTACTCTTTGTCCTTGTAACGAGTGTGCAAAAAGCATAATTCAGAGAGGCATTAAGAAAGTTGTAACAACAGTACCTCCGCTAGAAAAGAAAGAAGCCCTCAACATGAACATAACATTTCAAATGTTCAAAGAGGCTGATGTAGAACTTGTATTTGAATGATGGAGTAGTATAAATATATTCATCTCTCGGGATGGGATCAAGCAGTGTGGGGTTAAGGCTTGTAAAATATTCCCCACACCAACGCCTTCGGGGTTGGTTTTTTATTTTAACTCGCTTAATTAAGGAGCAATTATGACATACATTAAAGATGTTTTTGGCCGCGATCTGTTCAAAGATTTTGACAAGTTTTATGTTGGATTCGATGAACAATTTAACAGAATGGCTAAGATGCACGATGATCTTACCAAGTCCATTCCAAACTACCCTCCATACAATATCAAAAAGACTGGTGACAACACATATGTTGTTGAGCTAGCTGTTGCTGGTTTTGCCCGTCAAGATATTGAAATTGAGCTAGCAGACAACAAGATGATCGTGCGTGGTAACACCGCTTCTGAAGAAGACGATAAGAACTTTATTTGGAAAGGCATTGCCAATCGTAACTTCACACGTACGTTTGCACTTGAAGATCAAATCGAGGTCAAGGATGCGGAAATGCTGAACGGCATGCTTCGTGTTTTCCTCGAGCGTATTATTCCTGACCACAAAAAGCCAAAGAAGGTTGAGGTTAAAGAAAAGGCTTCAACAAAATCACAATCACAACTACTTACAGAATAGTCCAAAAGATTAGCTGTAAGGATAGCCGGCCCTGCCGGCTATCTTTGTTCACAAGACAAAGGATAAAAATGCAGACCGTTATACAAAAACTAAAAACATGGTGGACCTCTCTCCAACAATCAGAAGCTGAGCGTTATTTGTCGCACGCCGTCGACGCTGCGGATTTAAAGGTTCGTATACAACACTTACGTGACAGGGGGATCCCAGCATGAGTAAAATCAAAACATTCCTCTCATTTATACTCGACTTCTTTCATGAAGTAGGTAAACTACGTGCTAAAACAAAGGCTCGCTATAATATGCATTGACTAAATAGGGTATCAACCCTTTTTTAAGTGCCATGCAAACATTCCAGCAATATAACGAAAGTCTTACAAAAGCAACACTTGAGTATCATCGTGTACTGAATCCAAAGTTTTGGGACGGTAAAGAACTAGATTCTCAAGTGCGCACTAAATTGCTTCAGATAGCTCGTGTTTGGGCCAAGTTTGCAAATATTGATAACAATAATATCGTTGATATTATTCTTACTGGTGGTAATGCAAATTACAACTACACTCGTCAATCTGATCTTGATGTTCATTTGGTTATTGATTATGAGAAAGTGAGCTGCGAAGGTGAGCTTGTAATGGACTATTTCATGGCAAAAAAAGCTCTATGGGCGGCCAATCACTCCAATATAAAGGTGCTTGGCTACCCTGTCGAGCTGTTTGCAGAGGATAAGCGTGCGAAACATCCTCAAGGCCAAGGTGTATTCTCTTTGCTAAAGAACAAATGGATTCAAGAGCCTAAGTTTACCAAAATGAACTTTTCAAAGAATACGTTGTTACTGCAAAAAGTTGAATTTTATATGAAACAAATAGACACTATGGTTAAGAGTAAGAATAGTGTTGAAGCAGCCAATGAACTAAAAGATAAGATCAGATCCATGCGTGGTGCTTCAATCCAGGCAGGTGGTGAATTCTCGTTTGAGAATTTAGTATTTAAAGAGTTGCGCAATCGTGGTTATTTGGATAAACTGTCTAATTACTTGAAGAAAAATCAAGAGCGCGAGCTGTCTTTGTTTAAAAAGTGACTTGGTACCAGCGAGGTATCCTTAATTATGAAGTTCTACACACACGTTTTCAAAGCGTTTGATAAGATTTATGTTCGTGGATATGAAGATGGCGTTCGTTTTCAGGACGTTGTTGAATATGACCCATATATTTTTACCGCTTCTTTGACCGGTCGTTCAGAGTATAAGACCCTAGCAGGCAGGCCCGTAGCTAAGCTCCACCTTGGGTCGATGCGCGATGCGGCTAGCTACATCAAGAACAACAAAGACGTGGCTGGTCATGAGATGTATGGTTATGGTCCCGAATCATATCACTACCAGTACATCAACGACGCTTTCCCAGGGGAGGTTAACTATGATCCCTCGTTGATATCTGTTGTCACGTTAGACATTGAAACAGATTCTGAAGGTGGATTTCCGAACATCAAAGAAGCAGATAAAGCACTAACAGCTATTACGATTCGTAAGAATCAACAAGCTGTTACGTTTGGACTCTTTCCGTACACACCAGAACTTGATTATGTCACATACGTCGAGTGCCGTAGTGAACGAGACATGATCGAAAGATTTCTCGCACTGTGGAGGACAGAGGAATGGATGCCTGATGTTGTTACAGGCTGGAACGTTGAGTTCTTCGATATTCCCTACCTGATCAACCGTATCACGCGGCTATTTGATGAAAAGGTTGCAAAAAGATTGTCGCCTTGGAATCTCTGGGAACAACGCCGTGATCCGAGCTCGGAAGACATGGCTGAGTACATGAATATTCCGGCTGGTATATCCGTCCTGGACTACATGCAGTTGTACAAGAAGTTCTCGTTCACGAATCAAGAGTCCTTTAAACTTGACCATATTGCTTTTGTAGAGCTTGGTGAGCGTAAGTTGGATTTCAACGAACTTGGTTTTGAGACTCTCGATGAGTTCTACAAAGGTGATTTTCGTAACTATATTAATTACAACATTCGTGACGTTGATCTTGTATACAAGCTAGATCAGAAGATGAAGTTCTTAGAGCAGGTATATGCTATTGCATACGACGGTAAGGTTAACTTCATCGACAGCTTGACCACAGTGAGTATGTGGGATGTTATCATCCACAACTATCTGATGGAGCGTAAGATTGTGATCCCGATAAAGAGCATTGGGAACAAACCTCGTCAGATCGAAGGTGCATATGTGAAAGACCCTCAGTGTGGAATACACGATTGGGTCGTATCATTTGACTTGAACAGTCTGTATCCACACCTGATCATGCAGTACAACATCTCACCTGAAACGATGCGTGGGCAGTTAATGCAATACGATCTCAGCGTCACATCGAAGAGTGTTGATATGTTTCTTGATGGTGAGCTAGATGTTGTGCGGGATGAGCAACAACGTAATCAGCTTCGCGAAGATATCAAAAACGCAGTCAATGGGTTTGCTCCTAATTCGTCATCATCAAAACTGACTGACTACTTTTTGAACTTTGAGACCATTCGCGAACCACTAGAGAAGCATAACCTAACTATCGCACCGACTGGTTGTGTGTTCGACAAAACAACACGAGGATTTCTGCCTACTCTCATGGAGACCATGTACAATGATCGGTCTTTGTGGAAGAAGCGAATGCTTGAGGCAAAGAAGGCGTATGAACAGACTCCTACACGAGAACTTTCAAACGAGATTGCAAGATGTCATAACATGCAGCTCGCTAAAAAGATTCAGCTGAATAGTGCTTATGGCGCCTTGTCGAATCAGTTCTTTCGTTGGTTTGATAACAGGCTTGCGGAATCAATTACAAAGTCTGGTCAGCTCTCTATTCGATGGATGGAGAAGAAGATCAATGCACAGTTAAACAAGATCCTCAGGACAGATAACGAGGACTTTGTGATTGCTATTGATACGGACTCGATGTATATCAAACTTGGTAAGTTTGTTGAGAAAACATATCCCGATCGCAATAAACCAATAACCGTTACATATATCGACAAAGTGTGTGCGGAATACTTTGAGCCTTTCATTGATAAAAGCTACCAAGAGCTTGCTGATTATGTTTCTGCATATGAGCAGAAAATGAAAATGAAACGAGAGGCCATTGCTGATAAAGGTCTTTGGACGGGAAAGAAACACTACATACTGAATGTTTATGATCTCGAGGGTGTTAGGTTTGCAGAACCTAAACTGAAAATTCAAGGTATCGAGTCTGTTCGTTCATCGACACCTGCAACCTGTCGTGAGCATCTCAAAGCAGCATTCTCTGTTATCATGAACGAAAACGAGTCCTCTCTACAAAAGTTTATCAAAGACTATCGTAGAGTTTTCAAGACGTTGCCTTTTGAAGATATCGCTTTTCCTCGTAGCGTAAGAGGGATGTTGAAAAGTGATCAGTTTGATAAGAAGACAAAAAAGCTCATACAGAAATCCTATAACACAGGAACGATGAATTTCTTACTGGGCACACCGATCCACGTCAAAGGATCGTTGATGTATAACCATCTTATCCATCTCAAGAATCTTGAAACTAAGTATATGCCTATTGGTGAAGGTGAGAAGATTAAGTTCTGTTATCTGCTTGACTCCTCACCCCTACCGACAAATGTTATCGCTGCACCAGGAAAGCTACCTAAAGAGCTTGGACTAAACAAATTCCTCGATTACGATACGCAGTTCGACAAATCATTTATGGAACCATTGCGTACAATCATGGAAGCAATTGGATGGAAGGAAGAAAATGAACAACAAAGCCTCGATCAGTTCTTTTGATGATGATTTTGGTTTTACCTTTGCTGATGAAAGTACAATTAGACAAGATCACTTAATCGAAGCTGCTGCTGATCTTAACAATGAGTTGACTGACAAAATACAACAGATGTATGATGCGATAATCCCTCTGTTAAAAAACTTAAATAAGAATCCTGAACAAGATATTATTAAGTGGCCTAACAGGCAAGAAAAGATTGCTCAGTTTAAAATGAAACTAGATCAAATAGGTGGAGATTATATTAAGGTGAAAAAACTATGAATGATTTTGAAGTGCATCAACGAGGAACGGCTGAGGAGCTACGTCGTTCACGTGACCTAGCTAATACTATCGAGCAGCTCATTGTTCAATATGGGGAAGGTATTGTTCCACATACTATCCTTCAAAAATATAAAGAGCTTAGACAAATATATGCAAGACATATCGCAAGCGAGGAGTGTTAATGAGTGAATTTTTACGTGATCTGATTAAGGAACTTAAAGATGAAGACACTTCTTTGGCCTCTGACGGCTCTGGTAGTGCTGAGTTTGGGGGTTTTATTGATACTGGTAGCTACATTCTCAACGCTGTTCTCTCGGGTAGCCTCTATGGTGGCGTACCTGATAATAAAGTTACTGCATTTGCAGGCGAGTCCGCTACTGGTAAGACTTACTTCGTTCTTGGGGTCGTCAGGAGTTTCCTCGACAAACATCCCAAAGGAGCAGTCGTCTACTACGACACAGAAGCAGCCGTAACAAAGCATATGATGGAGGAGCGTGGTATTGACACGTCTCGTGTTATCATTGCTGAGCCTGATACCATTCAGAAGTTTAAAACCCATGCATTGAAATTGCTCGATGCATACGAACAAAAAGAAGAAGCATCACGTCCACCGATGATGTTTGTGTTGGATAGCTTGGGAATGCTTTCTACTTCCAAAGAGATGGAAGATAGTCTCGAAGGTAAAGATACCAGAGACATGACTAAAGCACAGATTATTAAAGCAGCTTTTAGAGTGTTGACTCTTAAACTAGCGAAGGTGAGAATCCCTCTGCTTGTAACTAATCACGTCTATGAACTCGTCGGTTCATACGTGCCAACAAAGGAGCTCGGTGGTGGAACAGGACTTAAATATGCGGCTAGCACTATTGCTATGCTCTCCAAACGTAAGGAAAAAGATGGCACTGACGTCGTCGGAAACATTGTCAAGATCAAAATGTACAAATCCCGACTTTCAAAAGAAAACAGTCAAGCAGAAGTGTTACTTACTTACGCCAAAGGACTTGACAGGTACTACGGTCTCCTTGAGCTAGCAGAGAAGTACGGAGTATTTAAAAAGGTGTCTACACGATATCAACTACCAGACGGTACGAGTGCCTTTGGTAAAAATATTAATGAAGACCCAGAAAAATATTATACTGATGAAGTGATGAAGCTGCTGGAAGCAGCAGCACAACAAGAATTTAAATATGGAGTGAATACAAATGAGTGAAAATGCCCTTGTCCCAGCAGAATCTGCTTCTTACACAGCAGCTACCACGGAGTTTAATAAGCTGAATTATCAGCCTATTTTTCCGACTCTTATTACAACGGTCAAATTGGATCTTCCTGTTGCTGAAATGAAGGCCGGTCTCCTTCAGCTTGCAGGTGAATCACAAAACTACGAAGGTGGGTTTACTACGTTCTTTAATCGTCAAGAGCTAGATCATGTTTCGGGAATCAAGCAGCTTAAAGAAGCCATCTATGGCATTGCCTGTGCATTTGGGCGAGAATTGAAATACGAATGCAATTACGATAAATGTTCTATCCAACTCTGGGTTAATGTTATGAGGAAAGGTGGCTATCACCCACCTCATAACCATGCACGTTCCACCTTCTCTGGGACGTATTATGCAGAGGTGAATGATAACATGAGTCCTTTCGTGTTTTTTAACCCAACGAAAGACCTACGTATGCATGATCCAGTTGTACGGCCAGAAGATGCTGGTCCGTTTACTTCCGAGCAGATGATCATCAAACCAGAAACCGGATCTCTTTCCATGTGGCCGTCGTGGTTGTATCATCACGTACCACAAATGAATGTAGATGGTCCACGTGTTTCACTTTCCTTCAATGTAGATTTTCTTCCGCCAGGAGCATAAATGGTTGTTGAAGATTTGATCTTTAGTAATCTGATCTTCAATGAAGGGTATGGTCGAAAGGTCATACCCTTTTTAGTTCACGATTACTTTAGCAGTAGAATTGATAAAGAAATCTTCAAAGCGATCACTGGTTATGTTGATCGTTTTAATAGCTTTCCGAATCAGGTAGCTCTATCGATTGAACTTGAGAACGCTCGCACTCTCAGTCAAGACGAGTTTGTTCAAGCTAAACAAAAAATCGACACATATTGTGATCAGCAGAACGATGTTGATTGGTTAGTTGACCAGACAGAAAAGTTTTGCAAGGATCGAGCGATCTATAATGCTATTTCTGAATCAATAAAGATTCTTGACGATAAGTCGGGTAAAACGAATCCAAATTCCATTCCTTCGCTGCTTGAACAAGCTCTGTCTGTTTCATTTGATACTCAGATCGGTCATGACTTCTTTGATGACGTTGATCAACGGTATGAGTTCTATCACAAAAAAGAAGAGCGTATTCCTTTCGATATTGATTTTCTCAATAAGATATCCAAGGGCGGATTGCCCCGCAAAACATTAAATGTAGCGCTTGCAGGCACTGGCGTTGGTAAATCACTTTTTATGTGTCATTGTGCTGCTGCCAATATTGTTCAGGGCAAGAATGTTCTTTACATTACGATGGAAATGGCTGAAGAAAGAATTGCCGAACGTATTGATGCAAATCTCATGAACGTGACAGTTGATGATCTTGCGTTATTACCCAGAGACGCTTTTGAAAAGAAGATAGAGAGGGTGAAAGAAAAGACTGTAGGAAAGCTGATAATCAAGGAATACCCAACATCATCAGCAGGTGCTGCAAACTTTCGACATCTACTCAATGAACTTAGTTTAAAGAAGAAATTCAAGCCCGACATAATTTACATTGACTATCTTAACATATGTGCATCAAGTCGTCTTAAACAATCCGCTAACGTCAATTCATATACATATGTAAAAGCTATCGCTGAAGAGATTAGAGGACTAGCTGTTGAGTTTAATGTGCCTATTGTGTCCGCAACGCAGACAAATAGAGCTGGATATTCAAGCTCTGATGTAGGTCTTGAAAATACATCCGAATCGTTTGGCTTACCAGCAACAGTAGATATGATGTTTGCTATAATTTCATCCGAGGAACTGGAAGACTTGAACCAACTTATGTTTAAACAATTGAAAAACAGATATGCGGATCCTTCCAAGTTTCGTAAGTTTGTCGTAGGCGTAGACAGAGCGAAGATGAAGCTCTACGACGTCGAACAATCAGCACAAGATGATCTTATGCCAGATACTGCGTTGTTCGATAAAGACACCAATCGAAAATTTACTAAAGATATATTTAAAGGATTTAGTTGATGCTCCCCACACAATTCATCTTGTGGTTGATTATATTTCCACTTGTTGTTTGTGGCTTTTTAATAAACACTTCAGTAAGGGCATTCATATTTTTATTTAACTGTCCGTTTGATACATGGCGGTACATAGGAAAGAGTTTAGATGAAATACAGCTAGAAGAAAAAAATAGAAGAGAATGAAAGTATTAGTAACCGGCTCCAAAGACCCCTATCTTGAACAGGAAATACTTGCAGCGTCAAGATTCTTTGGAAAAGAGCTTCTATCAAAACAATTAATAAAACATATACATCTTGAAATCATAGTTGTATCGACCAGTCCTGATCTCGGTAACTGTTGCATTACGTATTATAATGATTGGTACAAAGCACGTGAATTTGAGATCCAACTTAAACGAAAGAAATCTACTGACAGTATGATACAAACCCTCGCTCATGAAATGGTACATCTCAAACAATTTGCAATGGGTGAGCTTAACGATGAACATACAAAGTGGAAAAGCGTGCCAATAGATTCTAACAAATTGGAATACCACGATTTACCTTGGGAAGTAGAGGCTTCTTCGCTTGAATATATACTATTCTCTATGTACCAAGAATACAAACAGCATTTACTTAGGAGTTAACATGGATAAAGCAACAATAGCCTCAGCATTTACACGGTATGGAACTGATAAGGGTCCAAGACGACACAATTATCAGACTGCATATGCAAGTATTTTCAGTGATTGGACACCAGAATCATTACTTGAGATAGGTGTATGGGAAGGAGCTTCATTAGCTGCTTGGAAAGACTTGTTCCCCGAGGCCACACTTGCTGGTATTGAATTGAGACGGTATGAAACTATGGAGGCTGCCGCAAATATACCTATGTTCCATGGTAACTCGACGAGTAAAGAATTTATTGATTCGGTTGTCACAACACAATATGATGTCATTATTGATGATGGCGATCATCGTCCTGATGTTATGTGGAAAACATTCCTCAATCTTGAGGATAAATGGAAAAAATATTACATATTTGAAGACGTGTGTTTGGAAGAAAATGAAAAACTTCTACGCAGACGACTGCTTAGTAGAGGATATCGCAACATTAATACATTCACCTCCTCATTTAATGATCCAAAGACAAATCTTCGTGGATGGGTGCAGGTTCAAGGTGAGAAGGTATATCCGCCGTTTTATATTACGATTGTGTCGAGGGAATGATTGATAGATATACAGTGGAAAGGGAAAGTGGGGTATGGCGATATCGTATCCCCCATTTGTTATGCACACAATATTTCAAACAAACTTCAAGTACCAGTCAATTTAACATTTCGTTGGGCACATGGATCTGACCATAAGATCCACCCTCATGATCCTGAAACCTTATGGGAACGTGCATCATATATTGAGCGTGCTTGTTACAAAGGAAGCACACAGGTAAGTGTTTTTCATAAATTTAAAAATCCTCTCGATATAAATCATACTAACTATGATTGGGAGGTTGTTGGTAAAGATCCTTTGCATAACTATTGGTTTCCGACAAAACCAAACAGAACACAAAGCAATCTTATTGTTGTGAATTCAACACAGGGCAATTCACAGTCTTTAAAAGAATATGGCAAAGAATGGAAAGATCCTGCTGCACCCTTTTGGCCCAAAATTATTGAACGAATACAACAAAGAGGATTTGAAGTAGAGGTGGTGGATTATAGAACATCGGTT